CCGAGATGTTAGACTGGGCGGCATATGTAGTCTCGTCAGAATTTGTGGAGCAGGGCAGCCCACGGGTCAAGTACATCGTTACGCAGCATTGCGTTAAGGACGTACCGGAGGACACCCAATGACAGCAAGCAGGCGACGGTGTACGCGGTGCGGATCGCTCAAGGTGGCGACAACTAAAAAACGTGGATGGAAGGAGCACAAATGTCAGGATTGTGGGGCAGTGTGGGTTACATGAGCATGTTCGAGATTATCATAGTCGGTAACGACGGGGAGTTGCCGGGGTTTAACCCTGGCGCGATAGGTCATTGCAACTCTACGAAGTGGGGGAATTTCGGGCCAAAGTCGATCTATTTCGCTATGTTTGATCGATCGGCAATCCCGGAATGGGAAGCATGGGCATACCTACTAACGTTCCATTACGCGGCTGGGGTTGATAAGCATTACTTCAATTTCGCGGCTGATTTCAACGAGATGAAGATTGACCCGTACCGGCTGAAGGGCGTTGCGCCAAGCCGGAAATATGTTCCGTGGTCGTAAAGGAGAGAATCATGGACGATAATGGAGTCTTGGTGTATATTGCGCTTCTTGTTCTTGCGGTTGGTTGGGTTGTCGGTATGATCTTAGGCGCACACCTTAAGAGTGACAAGATATACAGTGACGCTATAAAGGCTGGCGTTGCCAAGTACGATAGCACGACCGGAGAGCGCGTCTGGGTGAGACCTTGACATTTGACCCCGCAAGCAGTAGGATGATGACCTGGCGAGAAAACGCAGCGTAAGGCTCCGAGGTATTCCATACGAAACGCGGCGGGAAGTGGCAGGACACAACCGCAAGAAGAATCATTACGCGGGCAAAGAGGGCAGAATGATAACCTACACAGACTAGCACAAGGGGGCGCGGATGGTAGATTACACGGAGATGCTCGAGACACCGGCGGCGACGGCGGATCATTTAATGCTTGAGCACGACGAGCGTGAGCGCAGGGAAATCGAATGGCAGGTTGAAAACCACAAGGGCGTTATGGTGTGCGAGTTGAAAATAGGAGCAGGAATGACTAAGGCGTTACAGACAGGGCGGTTGAGGTACAGGTCACGGTCCACCGAATATCACAACAACACCTTTCACGTAAAGGAGACCACCCTCCAGCAGGAGATGTACCCATGCGACGAGTGCGAGGAACTAAAGAGACTCAAAAACAAGTACGGGGAAGCGACAACGGAATGTGTTGCGTGCATGAACTGTAAACCAGTATGGCGTGACGTGCCGACGGAGGAAGAATGAGAAACCATATCTGGATACTGTGCTTTATGATCGCCGCCCTTTTGGGTGCGCTGTATGGCGGAAGTCTCAGCCTAGTGCATGAGGGTCACTGCGCAGAGCAAGCGCGCAAACAGGCAGGCCGCTATGCTTTCCACGTGAGAGGTCAGCACAACACGATATATCTGCTAGACACGGCTACGGGTGAGGTCAGGGAGATTTGCGGGAGAAACCGTATCAATCGGTGTGGAGGGTGGGGGGAGTAGCCGTTGTTAGTCCAGATAAGCGCGTGCTTGTGCGCCGGGTGGGTGGAGAAATGCTACCCTGCGATCGCTGTATTCCGGACCACTCAAAGCCATACGTGCGGCAGCGAGACGGCACACTCAGACCCCGATACGTAAAGATAGAGAACTACCCACTCGAAAAGAAAAAGGAAGGGGAGGGATGATCTGGGACGGATCACAACGGGTGCCGCGCAATGGGATTATCGCACAGGGCGGGGCGTGCAAGCTTACGATAAGCGGGGTGGAGTACCAATGCACGAGTTGGGAGATATCGATGCCGCCAGACGATATGGACGATGAGCCGCAAAAAGAAAAAGGAAAAAGAAACTTGACATAGGCGTACAGTTGTGTAAAATGCCGTTATGTGCATGAGCACACAGTTGTGCATCAGGACACAGATCAGAACACAGGAACCCTTGCCTATAGACGGCGTGGGTTCTTTTTTGTTACTGTACACCCGAGCAGTACCGGCAAAAACTGCCGTAATATGTAAAGGGATTAGACGCTCTGCACATGAGAAAAGGTGAGAAATGGGTGGCGCTAAGATCAAGCCGTGTGATTTGGATCGGTTCATCTTCGCCTACGAGCGCACTGGTATCGTCACCACAGCGGCTGATGAGGTCAAGGTATCACGGAGTGCACTGTATGCCCTCAAGAGAAATGACCCTGAGTTTGCCAAGAGGTGGGAGGCGGCAGACAGGGTTGCGGTACGGGTGCTTGAGGATGAGGCCAAGCGCCGGGGTGTGGACGGGTTCGATGAGCCGGTCTATCAGGGCGGGATGTTGGTAGGTCATAAGCGCCGGTACTCGGATGCATGCCTCATATTCATGCTCAAGGGCAACATGCCCAAGAAGTACGGCGACAAGGTGGAGCACACCGGGGCAGAGGGTGGCGCGATCAACTTCACCATCTCAGTAGCGGAAGACCCGCGGGAGAAAGAGTGAGCTTATCCACCATGAGTGGAAAAAGTACGGGGGGCGTCACGGGGCGCACCCCTGTGTCAATCACCTAGCTGTAGTGTAGCTTGGTAGCGCGCCTGCTTTGGGAGCAGGAAATCGCAGGTTCGAATCCTGCCAGCTAGACCAAAGGAGAAGAACGATGGCAAAGACGAAGGTACTGAACCCACAGATTGACGATGTAGCCAAGACTGACCCGAAGGCAGAGGCGGAGCGCAAGGTAGCCAATGCCCGGATACACGTTGAACGTGCGCGAGTGAAGCTAGACGGCGCAGAGAAGGCGCTGGAAATCGCAATGAAGAAGGCGAACCGTTGACCGCAGACGTAGCCCTACAGGTACTACCCAAGCAAGCCGAGTTCCTGGTAGCCAAGGAACGCGAGGTGCTGTATTCCGGTGCCTTCGGTGCTGGCAAGACAAGGGCGCTCTGTCTCAAGGCGGCTATCCGCGCGTCTCACCCCGGCGCTAGGGAGTTCCTATGCCGCAAGACCAACGTAAGCCTTAAGCGCACCACACTGCAAACACTGCTCAAGCCGGATGGTGACTTGCCAGCGGTATTACCGGAGGGCACATACAGGCACCTTAAGGGCGAGCAGACCATATCCATCATAGGCGGCGGTGAGATTGTATACGGCGGGCTAGACGATCCGGCCAAGATCGGCAGCTTGCAGATTACCGGCGTTGCGGTGGATGAGGCTATTGAGATCACCGAAGATGACTGGACGATGCTGAGAGGACGTATCCGGGTACAAGTCGGCACTCTATCTAACCAATTATATGCGGCTACGAATCCGGGTGCGCCTTCTCATCATCTTGCCAAGCGGTTCGGACTAGGCGGTGACGACGCAGAGAGCACCAAGTGCAAGGCCATTGTCACCTGTAGCGACGACAACTTCTTCCTGCCTGCTGACTACCTTGAGGACTTGAACACGTTCCAGGGTGTGGCTAAGGCCCGCTTTGTACGGGGCTTGTGGGTGGCTGCGGAAGGGCTTGTCTATCCGGCCCTGCTGGATTGCTTCATTCCTCACATGGAGGCACCGGAAGGGGTGAACGTAGGTGGCATCGACTTTGGCTGGCGCAACCCGTTCTGCGCTCTGTGGGGCACCGTATACGAAGCCGATGACCGCATGGTCTTGTATGTGTGGGGTGAGCGGTACGAAGCCATGACGCCCATTGACGTACACGCAGCGGCCATTAAAGGCGTGTTCCCATTGCGCGACTGCCAGTTTGCGGCTGACACTGAAGACCCCGAGGCTATTCGGGCTTTGCGGGTGGGGGGTGTGAAGGCGGTCAAGGCCAAGAAAGCGATCACGTCTGGCATCGACGCGGTGAACGGCGCGATAGGTGGCTTACAGTTGTACATATCTGAGGACTGTGTGAACCTTCGCAAAGAGGCCGAGGTGTACTGCTACAGCGACAAGGACTTGAAAGAGAAGCCGGTCGGTAGTTTCAACCACGCTATGGATGCGCTGCGGTACATGGTAGTCCACGCTAAGCGCAGGCGGTTGTTTGAGGTGGAGGACGATGCCTAGAACGCTACCGACCCCGAAGGGCAAGCCAACGCTCAGTCGTGACAAGATGGTGCGGCAGGCCGAGGACAAGCGCAAGAAAGAATGGCGTGAGGACGCGCTAGAGAAGGTGGCAGACAAGCGTGAGGATGCCGGCATAGAAGATGAATGGTGCAACGCCAACAATGACGCAATCTGGACAAGGTGCGAATAATGGGTAGATTCTCAGATGTAGTGGCTGCGATCAGTGGCAAGGGCGCGAGTCCCGTAGTGCCGGACCGAGGCTACTCTTACGCGGATCAGTACAACACGCAGGCCATGCCAAATGACGCCAAGCTAGTCAAGGCGTTCAGAGGGGTGGCGTTTGCTTGCGCTACCTACAACGCCGAGGCTGTAGCTGACGTACCAATACGGTTGTATGTGACCACTGGCACAGGACAGAGCGCGGCCAAGTGCAAGACTGCGAAGGTAGCCCCACAGAGACTCAAATACCTACACGGAAACAAAGCGCTATCCGCAAGACTCACAGGGGTTGAGGTGGAAGAGGTAACGAGTCACCCGCTGATTGACCTGCTGCATACGCCTAACTCAGAACACGACGGTTACCTCCACGCGCTGTTTACTCAGTTGTATCAAGAGGTTATCGGCGAGAGCTATTGGAAAATCGTCAATGACGTCATGGGTGTTCCCGGTGAGCTATGGGTGCTACAGAGTCAGCTAGTCACGCAGATACCCGGCAAGGACGGGCAGTTGATCGAGATGTACGAATACGGCCACGGCAAACACAAAGAGAAGTACACGCCGGAGGAGGTGATACCGTTCTACGTGCCGGACCTTAACAACCCCTACACGGCAGGGTACGCACCGATGGAAGCCGCATGGGAGGCGTTGAACCTAGTCGCCAAGGACCGGTCTTTCGCTGCGGCGTACATGGACAACATGAACCGGCCTGACTCGATTGTGTCACCCAAGACCAGCGAGGATGCGTTGATGGGTGCGGGTGAGGCCAAGCGGTTGAGTAAGGTGTGGGACAGGATATTCAATCGGGGCGGGGCAGGCAGAACGGTTGTCTCACCTCACCCTATGGACGTGACACCCTTGAGCTTCAACAGTCGGGACATGGAGGTTCTGGCCAGGTACGGTGTGAGCAAGCTGGATATAGCCAATGCGTTCCACGTGCCAATGTCATTCCTTGAGGACAAGTCAGTCAACAGGGCAACCGCGGAGGCGGGTATCTTCAAGCACGCCAAGTTCGCCGTCGAGCCTCGGTTGAGGAAGCGTGACGCGCGGCTGAACCATAGGCTAGTGCCCCTGTATGACGAGCGGTTATTTCTGGCGTCGGATGACCCGGTGCCAGGTAACGAGAAAGAAGCGGCGATTATCCGCAAGATGAATTTGGACGCTGGGGTATCTGCGTACAACGAAGAACGCCGATTGATGAACCTGGAGGAGCTAGACGGTGGCGACGAGCCGATGATAGCGAATAACAAGGTGCGGCTGAGTGAGGTTGCCGCGCCCGTGGTGGTTGACATGGCACCCGCGCCCACAGAAGAGAAGCCAACAGAACCGGTTGAGACAGAACCCACAGAGCAGGACATTCAGACGCTACCAAGTCAGACGTTGAACGGAGCACAGATTCAAGCTGCTACTGGTATCGTGTCTGCGGTTGCCGCTGAAGAGATACCACGCGATACGGGGATAGGACAACTCGAGGTGTTGCTGAATCTCACACCAACGCAAGCAGAGCAGATTATGGGTGAGGTGGGGCGCGGGTTCGCGCCGGAGAAGCCAGACGTGCCGCCTGCGCTTGCTGGAAATCTGCCGCCTGTACCAGATGAAGAGGATGGTGATGACCCTGAGAAGGTGGCGGCTGCGTACCACCTGAAGGCGGCTGAGACGCTTGACGAGGTGTTCCTGACACCGGGCCAGAACAATATCAAGGCCGCGTTTGATAAGTGGTTTGAGCGTCAACGCAAAGACATCATAAAGCAACTCAAGGCTCAGAAGTCTCTCAAGGCTACAGACAAGTGGGCGGCCATTAGCCTAGAGGATTGG